TACGCGCGGTGTTACTATTAAGTCGTTTCTTACGCTGTTTGATGGCGTATTGACGCTTCCTAAGGGAACATTAATAATTATAACTACAAATTTTCCAGAAAAGATTGATCCAATATTATTACGACCGGGTCGTATTACCAAAAGCGTAGAATTTAAATATATGACCGGAAACGATGCTATATCGTTTATTCGTACTAAATACCCAAATGCTACGGATAATATTCCAGATTATAAATATTCGTTGGCAGAGATTGCAAATTTTCTTAAAATGTCTGAAACGTACGACGAGTTTATGAATTTATTAATTAATCAGAAAACATAATAAATATTTAATGGTTTCTCGTAATTTCGAATAATGCGCTAATCTGAATCATTGGATTAGGCCGCACAGGAGATGTGGTGTCTTTTATCGTATAATCTAATGGCTGACCATTCGGAAGCGTTACCTGAAAAACTAGATCGGTATCTATTTTGAATCTAACGGGTATTGCAGCATTATCACCTGAAAATTTAACGAACGAAACGTTATTATCGATATAGGATACGTACGTATTAGTCGCTCTAAACAACGTATTAGATCCGTTTGGATTATTACTACAGTTTACGTTAATATTCGAAGAGTCTCTGGGAGTAAGTTTAACGTATAAATACGGATAATTGATAGGATATCCGCCATAACCTATCGAAAACAACTGGTTTGGAATCATTAAATTTAATAGTTTGACGACGCTATTTACGCATTCTACTTGGGTCGTTCCTACATACGTTAATTGTTTAACGTTGGTATCGGTATACGCCAATATTTCGAACGAAAATGATGCGGGTGACGCCGTATAAGGTGGAAATACGGTTGCGGTAGAAGTAAAAGGATCGTAATTAACGATTCTACTTACCTGACCCGCGGGATCAATGCTCGGATAAGTAGGTAATATGCGTGCAAACGATCCGATTTGACTCGCGAGTACTCCTACTATTTTACTCGCGGTGGAACTGGGTCCAGCCGTTCCTGTTTGAATCGGAATCGCCATTCTTATATTATACGAATCCGACGCGGTCCATCCGGGTATACTATTGGATACGGTAATAGTTCCAGTATTTTTATCGTAATACGTGATAGTAGCATGACCTCCGGTCGTTTCGTCGTATAATATTTGACCGATATAATAATTAGACGGAGTCGTTTCAGCCATACCCGGAACGAATAGTCTATTTAACGCCAAATTCGTGGTATCCGATATAGTAACTAACGTTCCCGTTGTTATAGATGTAAGTGGCGAATTTACGGTTATTTCGGCTTGGTTGGATCCGATATATCTATACGATAGTATACGCGTTTCGGGAGGGGACAATATTGCGTTGGTATAATAGTTTAATTTGGGCGAAAGTTCAGTGGCTGTAATAATTACCGTTTGAGCATTACTCGAAACGACACTACCCGAAACGTTAACGTTACCGCCTTGCCACGAAATAGTTGGCATCGCATCCGATATCGGATCGTCATTCGGGGTAGGTCTAGTGTTTTCGAGAACGAAATGCGATGGCAAAGGCCATAGTGTTCTGTTTCTATACGTCGAATCGATTTCGAGATACTTGGTAGTCATTTTGTTGCGAGGTTATATAATCCTTTTTCTACAGTATATGTAATGTAGAAGAGAAACTAACTTATATAAAATATTTACGGTTTATTATTTAAATTATCATTTTTAGTAGTTTTATTCGAAAACGCGGTATATATCGTGCCTACAATACCGATTAGCGCAATTCCTATTCCGATATACAGCAACAATTGATTACGTTCCTGCGTTTTAAACGCTGTTGTGTTAGAAACTGGAGGAACTACAACCGCCATTCCAGGACCAGGTTTTTTTGAATTCTCCGTCCATTGTTTAGTGTTAAAATCCCATTTATATATATGCCAGTACGCCGGGCTCGCAGAATCGATGTATATATAATATTGGTTAGGTCTGTTACCTATAGAATTTCTAATCGATGGCCTGGTTGTGGATACTTCGATACGTGTAAACTCATCGGTAATTAGTTTAGATTTAAAATGCCATACATTATCAGAATCTTTTTGATACCAATTAGAAGTTTTTGTGTCGATGTAAGCGTATATTTTTGGATCTAATTCTCGTAATTCGTTCGACGATAATTCTCCGTAATTTGTATATAAATTAGACGGCTGCATTATAGATCCTTTATCCGATTCGATGCTATTACACGCAGTATTGGAATAAAATATAGCGATCGGTGTTTGTAACGCGTTGTAACTTCCATCGGCAGCAATGGTATGCGTTTTAAAGTCTACGGCTTTACATTGGGCATTCTTGTTGCATTCATCGGCCGCACGCGCAGCGGATGTGACCGAATATTCGTTTAATACCTCCGCTGCGCAATCGGGTGAATTTTCAATGAGTTTGGAAAATGCGGTAAATTTCATAACGTTTTGAACGGAGTACACGTAATACGCGATAATACCCATTCCGCAGATCGTTACTACGGGAAATATATATTTAAGTGAGTACACTCCTCCTACAACCACACCTACTACCGGTATTCCCAATAGCAACGCGCCCATCAAAGCCAAGGCCCATTCGCTAATACCGACGGCGGAAGCAGATGCGGTTTGACTAAGTTTAGCAGTAACGTCTTGAATCGCTTTACTACTATTGACCGAATTAGACACACACGTTTGTAATATATCGGCGACTTGATCTAATACATTATTTACGATAGTCGTATTTCCTTCCACATATTCTACGACGATAGATTGATTTTGAGATGAATTTAGCGAACACGATTGCGATATCTTGCTAGATAAATCTATCGTCGCAGATATGAACGTACCAAGTATATTTGTTGACGCCGCGAATTGAGCTAAATTCAGACCGGACGTAATGGATTTAGCCTGCTGCGCGATTTCAACGGCAAGTTTTTGTTGAGCGTCTTCACTCGACATTGCAGTAAACAACGCATTCATGTTTATAGTGGCTTTTTGACGAAGTACGTTTCCGGATATAACGACGTCTCCTTTATTGTGCGTAACGCTTATTATTTGAGAAGAACTACTAGAAATTGCAGTATTTTGCACGATATCTGATGCAATTTTAACGATAGAATCAGTTGCCACTTTGGCCACGTTGGTAGATACGGATGCTCCCATTTTACTAAATTATAATTAGAAGCGCCGACTTTTAACACGCATATTCGTGCGTAAAGAAATTAAAACCGTCTAAAACCGTCTAAAACCGTCTAAGAAACGTGAAAATAATACGCCATCGATCGTAATACTCGTTAAAATTTAAAAGTACAGCATGACAACGTTGGATTTAACGATCGATAATTTTCGCGTATTTTCACACGCGTCGTTTTCATTTCGATCGGATTATACGTTAATATCTGGTCCTAGCGGATCTGGAAAAACTAGTATATTAATGGCTATTCAGTTTGCCATTACGGGAGAGGGTAAAAAGGTAATTAAGTACGGCAAATCTAACTGTAAAGTGACCTTATCATTAGGTTATATTTTAATAACGCGAACCAAAGGACCTTGTAGATTAATCGTTGAATTTGATTCTAAAATATACGAAGACGCGGAGGCGCAATCTATTATAAATGATCGTATTCAAAATTGGGAATTTGGGTACGTATCTCAAAGAATGTATAAATCGTTTTTATTGATGACGCCGGCGGATAAATTAACGTTAATAGAGAAGATGACGTTTACCGGATTCGATATAGAAAAGTTACAAACCAAATGTAAATCTCTGATATCCGATCGTAAAAATGCGTTAGCAGACGCGACTACGAAACGCGTTACAATCGAAAAAATATTAACGGATTTGGGTCATTCGGAATCGAGCTGCGCTGCATTAAACTTTAACGGTGATAAAAATTACTTATTAAACGAACGTAAAAATATCGTAAATAAACAGGAGCAAACTAAAAAAGAATTGGAAGAAGCGATTTTAACACGCGACAGAAAAAATAGAATTCTCGCCGAATTGACCGAACTGGAAACAAATTTGATAGAATACGGTAAAAACGATGTAATGTTTATCGAATCACCTATTACACTAGACGAGTTAATTCGTCGTACCGAATCGTATAATAAATATTATACCGTAAAAACAGATTTAGACGAAACCATACCTCTCAGCGGTATGAACGAATTAGAAATCGACGCGTGTATCAACGACATGTTAAATTTACAACGCTTAAATACTAACCTGTTAAACTTGGAAAAATATAAATCAGAATTAGTCGAGCGAAATCGATATAAGAAAACGCACGCCGTCGGTATCGGCAATTGTCCATCGTGCAATATACCGCTTTATTCGTGGAACGGTGAATTGGTGATCGATACGGTGTGTTCGATATCGGAAACCGAAGCCGAAGCGTGTGAAAAACTTAGATTAAAATTAATAACAGATATCGCGACATTAGAATCGATGGAAATCGAACGCGATAATATACTATCGTTATACGACGGAGACTTATGCGTAAACGAACAATTAGATTATATGAAACGCGTTAAACGTAACGATAAAATATGGATAAAATGTAATGAATTGATGTGCGACAAACCGGATCAAGACGTAAATCATTTAATAAAACGACTTAAAGAGCGTGAAGTGTTAAATACTTCTATAAAACTCGCGCGTGCCAAAATAGATAAACTTAACGAATCTTTATTAAGTTTAAAAAACGTACGAGATCCATCAGACATTAGTTTAGAATTGATGATGATGGACGAAGATTTGAAATTTATATCTGATAGTATTAGTCTGTACGATGCGAAAACGCAATGGGAAAAAGTTTGCGACATGAGACGTATAGAAATGGATATGGAATCTAAAATTCCCAAGGCCGTGAGGCTAGCATCTTTGATTAAAACCGCCGAACGTTTAGCTTTAGAAGATGCCATATTTAACATAAATCTTCGCGCCGGTATATATTTAAGCGGATTTCTACCGAGTGTAGTCGCGAGTTTGATATTTGACACTAAACGATTATCCGAAAAAATCGATGTTAAAATAGAACTTAATGGCGAATCAACCGATGTAAACTCGTTAAGCGGTGGTGAATTTGCGAGATTAGTATTGGCGTTCGCCATAGCAATGGCTGAAATGAATGATATTCGTACTCTTATGCTGGACGAAAGTTTCGCAGCGTTGGATGCCGAAACCACAGAGTGTGTATTAAACACTATAAAAGAAAACTATATCGGAAAAGTTATTATAATAGCTCATCAAACTACAAAGGGTATATTCGATACAGTTATAGAATTAAATCGGATGTAAATATTTATAAATATTTATACCATATTTGGTATAAATTAGTAATCTTTCAACTTTTTACCAAATATATATTAAAAATTTTCACGAGGTTAATCGCGTGATGTATTGTCCAATTATACTTACCGCCAAATTCATAGTCGGGATATGTCCGCGCTCTGTAACATTATTCAATGCATCGTCGTAATTAGTAGCTCCCCATTCTTTTAACAACTGCATGGCTGGTATTTGTACGTTTATGGAAGCATACCGCAATGCTTCGTTATAATTAGTAGCTCCCCATTCTTTCAACAAACTCATGGCCGTTATTTGTCCGTTCATAGCAGCGTTAGTTAATGCCCAGTTGTATTCAATAGCACCCCATTCTTTTAACAAATGCATTGCTGGTATTTGCGCGGTTTCAGCAGCATAAACTAATGCCCAGTTGTAATCAGTGGCTCCCCATTCTTTTAACAAATGCATAGCTAATATTTGTCCGCTACGCGATGCGTTGTCTAAGGCGTCATCGTATTCGGTAGCGCCCCATTCTTTTAACAAACGCATGGCCGGTATCTGTCCGTTTTTGGCAGCATACTCTAATACCCAGTTATATTGAGTGGCACCCCATTCTTTTAACACCAGCATGGCCGGTATCTGTCCGTTTTTGGCAGCATACACCAATGCATCGTCGTAATTAGTAGCTCCCCATTCTTTCAACAAATGCATTGCTAATACCTGTCCACGCGTAGCCGCATACGTCAATGCTTCGTTGTAATTAGTGGCACCCCACTCTTTTAACACCAGCATGGCCGGTATCTGTCCGTTTTTGGCAGCATACTCCAATGCTTCGTCGTAATTAGTGGCACCCCATTTTTTCGCCAAATGCATAATATTCGAGCGTCCTTCTTTCGCGGCGTGACGTAGAATATTAGGTATTCTTTTTTCACCAATTTTACCTTTTTCTATGTATTCGAGTAAATCGATATGTCCGCACTCGGCCATCTGTTCGAAAGACAATACGACTTTCGAGATGCTCGTGTTTGATAATATTTGATTCCACTCGTAACAAGTTTCCTTAAAAACAGGAGCGTATTCTGAGCATCTCGAAAGAATGTCTCTCAATAATTCAATAGGTATCGTATCCATGATTTAATATTCTATTTCTTACGTTTATCGAATTAATTTAAGATCATTTTTAGTAGATATCAAGAGTTATTTAAATATTTATACCACATGTGTGTCCTTCTTTTGTGGCGTGACATAAAATATTAGGTATTAGTTTAACGTTAATTTTATCTCTTCCTATGTGTCCACGCTCGGCCATCTGTTCGAAAGACAGTACGATTTTGTCGACGCTCGTATTCGTTATGATTTCGTTTCACTCGAAGCGTACTCGAAACATCTAGAAAGAATGTCGCGCAATAATTCAATAGATCGTATCCATGATTTAATATTCTATTTCTTACAATCATTTTTTAATCTACTTGTTTTATACCACATTTGGTATAAAACAAATATAAAACAAATATAAATTAGTAATTACTAATTTATCCAGTTTTTTAATAAATTTACAATTTCAATACGATGAGATCCGCACACCAATGCATCGTCGTAAGCAGTGGCTCCCCACTCTTTCAATAAATGCATAGCTGGTATTTGTCCGGCCCAGGCAGCAACGGACAATGCCCAGTCGTATTTGGTAGCTCCCCATTCTTTCATCAACCGCATTGTTAATATATGCCCAGTCATGGCGGCATTCGACAAAGCCAGTTCATAATTAGTAGCTCCCCATTTTTTTAATAAATACATTGCCTGTATTTGTCCGACTTCGGCAGCACCAGCCAATGCCCAATCATAATCATTAGCTCCCCACTTTTTCAACAAATGCATCGCCGTTATTCGTCCTCTCATAGTCGCACTTCTCAATGCCTGATTATAATCATCGGCTCCCCACTTTTTTAACGAGTGCATAGCCGATATTTGTCCGCCAATGGCAGCAGCCGCTAAAGCCAGGTTATAGTGGGTAGCTTTCCATTTTTTTAACGAGTGCATAGCGGGTATTTGTCCGAATTCGGCTGCACTCGCCAAAGCCCAATCATAATCATCTGCTCCCCAGTCTTTTAACAAACGCATGGCTACTATATGCCCGTTTTTTGCCGCGATAGCAAGTGGCCGGTTGTAGCGAGTGGCACCCCATTTTTTTAACGAGTGCATTGCTTCTATCCGGCAATATTCTGCCGAACTCTCCAATGCTTCGTTGTAATTAATAGCTCCCCACTTTTTCGCCAGATGCATAATATTTAAGTGTCCTCCTTTTGCGGCGTGACGTAGAATATTAGGTATTCTTTTAGCGCCGATTTTATCACGCTCTACGTACTCGAGCAAATCGATGTGACCACGTTCTGCCATCTGTTCGAAAGACAGGACGACTTTATCAACATTAGTGTTCGATAAAATCTCATTCCACTCGTTACAAGTTTCCTTCAAAACCGGAGCGTACCTCGAACATCTCGAAAGAATATCTCGCAATAATTCGATAGGTATCAATTCCATGATTCAATATTTTACTTTTCACATTTATCGAACTAATTTAATCATTTTCTCGAAACTTAATACTCATACTGTTCCAAAAGGTTAGTAAGTGCTAGCAAACTGTTCGAGAAGGTAATCAGGGAGCAACCATTCGACAGCTCCCCACTCTTTTAACAACTGCACAGCTGCTATTTGTTCGCATGCGGTCGCGTGGGTCAACGCCTGATTGTAATTTGTAGCGCCCCATTCTTTTAACAAATGCATGGCTGATATTTGTCCATTCCTAGCAGCAGTGATCAATGCATTGTCATAGTGGGTAGCTCCCCATTCTTTCAACAAATGCATGGCCGGTATTTGTCCGTTTTGTGTCGCTCTATCAAATGGCAGGTCATAACTATCGGCTCCCCACTTTTTTAACAACTGCATGGCTGCTATTTGTCCGCTTTTGGCCGCGCTAACTAATGCAAAATCGTATTTGGTAGCTCTCCATTTTTTCAATAAACGCATTGCTTCTATTTGTCCGCCTTCGGCCGCACTTTTCAACGCTTCATTATAATTCGTAGCTCCCCATTCTTTAGCCAGAATCATAATATTTAAGTGTCCTTTTTTCGCGGCCTGACACAAAATATTAGGTATTCTTTTAGCGTCGATTTTATCTCTTCCTATGTGTCCGAGTAAATCGATGTGTCCGCGGTCTGCCACTTGTTTAAGAGACAATATAACCCGAGCAACGCTCTTATCCGATAAAATTTGATTCCACTCGGAACAAGTTTCCTTTAAAACCGGTACGTATTCGGAACATCTCGAAAGAATATCGCGCAACACTTTGGTAGATATCGTATTCATGATTTAGTATTTTATATATGTATTTATACCATATATGGTATAAATTAAATTTGGATAAAGAATTACTGATTCATCCAACTTTTTAATAATTCTACAATTTCGACACGTCGGGAGCCGTAAAATAATGCATTATCGTAATCATCGGCTCCCCACTCTTTTAACAAATGCATAGCGGGTATTTGTCCGGCCCAGGCAGCAAGAGACAATGCAAAGTTGTATTCGATAGCTCCCCATTCTTTCAACGAGTGCATGGCTTCTATTTTACCACCCATAGCCGCACTTTCTAATGCTTTTTTGTAATTATTTGCTCCCCACTCTTTCAACCAACACATAGCTTCTAGATGACCATGT